TTACATATCCATTACCATCTTCGGTGATAGTAAATCCTGAAATTTCTCCTTCGGCATCTAATTGAATTGTAGCTGTTGCTGTTATATTAGAAGTTAGAAGAACACCATCCGCATCTTTCGATGTTGGTGCGTCAAACGTTAAGGTTGGAGCAACTGTATAAGTTTTATCTGCTTTATTACTTAACAACATTGTTTTTACTTTACCGACATCTGAATTAGCTGCAGCAGAGGTATATCCTGTTGTATATCCTGTTCCAGCATTTGTTATTGTAATCGTTTCAACCACGCCATTGGCATCAATCGTGGCAGTTGCTGCAGCATTTGAACCATTATCGCCAGTAATAGTTAATGTAGGAGCTGAGGAATATCCCCAACCTCCATTCATTATATTAATAGCAGTTATATTTCCACCAGATATATCTGTTGAGAAATTAGCTGATTGATCAATCTTAGCTATAATATTAGGTAAGAAAGTAGAAGCAAAAGCTTCTACGAGTAATGCAACATCTTCAGCACCAATAACACCTGGTTGTAATCCTGGCATAGAGCTTAGGGTTTTCCTATTGCTCCTTGGGTAAACATTTAAATATTTATATTGATATCCTGGATTAGCAGGATCTTGGATTAATCCATCTCCAACAGTTGTTTGTGATACTCTCTGATTATCTCCTAGGATAGCCCTAGTTAATTGTGTCATAATTAAAATTTCACCAAAGAAAATAAACCCAGCTGGATGAACTAATTTATCAAATGCATATTTCCATTCAGATAAGTTCTTGCCTGTCTTTATATTATATGAGAATTTTTGATAGTATTTGGAATCTTGGAGTTTAATAGTATCGGATAACCATCCTTTGTGATCTAAGTATCTGTTCTGTGCACCATCCCAATCTCCAGAAGAAGGTATTAATGTTTTATCCCACGGATAATCAACCTCGACAGTTTCATTAAATAGTAATCTAAAAAATATTTCAATTGAATCTTGCGTGCCTTTTAGTTTATAAAACTCTGTGATATTTTTATATAGAGCTCTTTTTTCTACTGAAGACAAATTCCTAGGAATAGCCTGAGCTATTTCCTTTTGCATCATTCCTAGATAATCGTCTGAATTCTCATCTATGTTCATTGCTTCTTCAATAGCATTTAAAACATAACTTGGTCCTGGTCCAACCCAGTGGGTAATAGTAGTAGTTAATGTAGCAACTTTTCCTATGTGAATCGCTGGAATATCTTCAACTGTAAATGTTTTACCATATTCAGAAGCTGAATTTTTTAAACTACCTGGAAGTTCATTACCGTTCGAAACAACTGGTGCACGATTATTGGTCATAGCTATTACAGTAGAACCTACCTTGAGAACTGAACTCCCCACGGTATCTCCATTAAAAAATTTATTATTTTCATTTTTAGGATCGAGAATTCTAAAAGCTGCTTTAGCTTTTCCTGCCCATACTGTAGAAGCTGCTAATAAATCGGTCTTGGTTTCAGTAGAGGTATATATAAATTCCTCCATATTCATAAACTTATAATAATATTCTAGAAGGGTTTTAACATTCGGAGAACCATCAGAGTTAATTGAATCTTCTAATATGTTTTGAGGAATTATAGAATCAAGTCTAATGTCTTCTTTAGTCTTTCTTTTTAAAGACCCAACAGATTCCACATAATTAGGATTCTCGTGATCTGATCCATATAAAGCCATTAGCTTCTAAACCTTGAAGTTGTTGTATAATCTACTGCACCTGAAGAACCTGCTGTTGCAATGGTATCTTCTTCTGCTGTTACTGATAATCTTGTTCCATCGATCGAAAGAATTTCATCTCGTTTTGGAGCGATATCTAAAGAGTTAGGAGTTACTGTAATTCGAATTGCGGTTGTATTAGCCGGAGTAAAATTATTTAATACCACTGTACCTGTTGAAGGAGTAACTGTGCCACAATTATCAATTGTAGTTACTTTAATATCTCCAACTAATTGATAGGCAAATACTCGTCTATCTGTTGAATCTGTAATAGCTTTATCATTAAAATAATTAACTATTCCATTACTATCAGTAAAGGAAGTAGAAGTAATACATGATTCAGATGCTCCACTTGGGGTATATATTACTCCAGGGAAAGTAAGTGTTTTATTATTAAGAATATTTGCTGTAGGAACTGTGTTTTGAAATAAGTAAGGTCTAACAGTACTACTTAATATTGCTGGATCAGAACTATCAATTGCTTTTGTTAAAGCTGAATGTCTAAATAATCCATCAAATTTATTCAGGTTGTTTAAAGAGAAATCATCTAAGGTATCTTGTATTAAACTAACTAAATCCGCACCAGTTCTATCTGTTAAGTTTGGATTATATTTAAATATAACATCTAGTTCTAAATAAGAATAATTAGGATCGAGTATGGTAGGTGTAATACTAACTACATTCTTACCTTTTAGTATTGATCCAGTGATAGAATTTTTTTCTGCTATGGTTAATGCATCTGCTGTATTTGGTTTAATACAAATATAAACTTTTCCGTAATCTGGTATTGCGTTATCTTCTCCACCCCAAGTATTGATTGAAGATATATTAGTAAAGTTTCTATTAATAATAGCTCTATAATCTTCTGATGTTACTGCTCTATTTTGAGAAGTATATGCTAGAGGAGCATTATATCTAATTGATTCTAATGTTTCTTGATCTGCTCCACCAGCTGAATTTGAAAGGGTCGTAACGGCAATACTACTAAATCCTTCGATAGAATTAGTTACAGTAAATGATGATGCTCCGTTAGCTTCTTTACCATGACTATAAACATAATCTAGGGTAACGATATTGTTATAAGATGGTTTTTTACCAATGATACTATCACCAAAGTATACTTCATAAAAGCCATTTGAGTTTTCTTGTAAATGATATACCTTAGATGTTCCATCAACTTGCAATAATGTTTCAAATTTTGTATAAAGATCATAGCTAGAAGATTCTTCGTTCGCCTGTACGCGTACGCGCAATGTGGTCGTGTCCACGTTCTTATGGGGGAGTTGATGTTTTTGTATTGTAATATCATTATCTATTCTATATTTAATAGAATTAAATGCACCTTCTCCAATAGCTACAGCAGTAAATGTAAAAAGGTTTCCTATTCTTGTTGCAGTAGCTGAATCTAGGGTAACAAACTGATAAGTTAATCCACTAACAGTAGTGCTTAATTTAGTTCCTCGTGGTATTGTTATATTTCCAGGTATAGTTCCTGATTCAGAACTAACATCAACCACTATTGTTACAGAAGCTTTAGCAGTCAATTCTGAAGTAGGAACATATCCTAACATTCGAGCTCTTGAAACCGCGTTTCCTCTTATCTGTGCAGATTCTAGAAATGCTTCATTTAATGATAGATGAGCTGCCATGGCATTGTAATGTGTATTATATGCTAGAACATCTAGTAATACATTTAATCCCGACCCATCAAAATTGTAATCACTGAAAGTTGATTGTTGTTTTAAATAATTTTTTAGATTTTGTTTTATATCTGCGAAATCTAATTCTGTGACATTTAAATTTGTTGCCATTTTATCTTAACCTTTTTAATACGACGTTAACCATAGAATTAACGCCGAATTCTTTTATTTTGAAATGAACCGAAATTCTCCAACGGTTTCTTTCGCTATCATCTTGAATTACTACTCCATGAACATTAATTCTAGGTTCATAATAGGATAATACATCTCTTATTCCATCTTTTAATTCTATTTTTGTAATATCATCTGCGGGCTCAAATAAAAGTCCTATTAAATTAGCCCCCATTTCTGGTTGAAATGGTCTTTCATAAAAATTAGTTAGTATTAAATTCTTGACTGCATTTTTAATAGCTCTATCATCCATTAACGGAACTATATCTTTTGTAACCCCATGCTTGATTAGAGATAAATCTAGATCAGCATAAGATTTTTTTCGTGATACAATCGAAATCGGTGTTGTTAAATGGGACTTGTCAGATGTAATTGCCATATATCTATTTATACTACCTATGCAGCGCTTTCAGCAAGAGTTTGGTCTAATGTTTTAACTTGTGTAGTTACTGTTGTAATATTACCAAAGGAACTTAAATCGATTATTGGATTTGGTATACCCATTAGCCCCATAAAAGTACAAAAATCTAGAGTAACAAATTTTGTGAGTGCACCTAAACCTATTGCATCAAAAAAAGAAGTAACCTTACCCATCCATTCTTTTAATAAAAATAATTGCCAATTTTCTTTAAACTCTTTTAGCTTAGCTGTTATTCTAGCTACTGTAAATTCCATGGATTCAACATTGTCTGTAAATTCTCCACCTAATAAACCCATTACATCGAACCCAGCTATTTTAATATTCTTTAGATTAGCTAATTTCTCTACATCATCTTTAGCATCTGCTATCGCTGCATCGATTAAAGCCTTTACATCTAGTGTTAAAGGAACAGGTAAACCTGGTAATCCTAATGCATCCCATATCTCATCGAATGCTCCTATTAATCCACCAAACCCACTAAATAATTGTCCGTTCATAAATTTAGTAGCTTCATTCTTTAGGAAATCCATTATTTGTTTAGCTTTTAATTCCCCATTCTCTAAACCATATTCACCGGAAAATATTTTAT